CAATTGAAGTGCTCTTTAATAGCTCTTCTCCAGAGCTTTCTGGCTTCTGAATTTGTCATGGTTATTAGGTTGTATAAATAGTGTTCAGGGGTAGGTAGAAGTGGGGTCATTTACGAATCTTTAATCTGCTTTTACGATTAGTAGATGGAGACTGAAGTCTTCCTTTTGTTTTAGATCCTTTATAATGTGCAGCATCTTTGCCATCACCATTACCATAAGTACCTAGCTTTCTATTAAGCTTATTAGCGTTGATTTTGATTGATCTACCCTTTGGTGTTTTCTGATATGCGCTTTGTTGTTTAAGCCTTTTTTTACGAGCTTCAGGATTCTTCCTGTAGTACTCAGCTGTTTTTCCTGCCATAGAGTCTGCTCTGTACTAGTTCGGGATCTACTTTTGGCATTACTGCTGCAAGCTTTGAGAGTGGGTTGCCATCATATGCAATGCCGCTAATGTCATTAGTTTTAAGCCAATCACAGGCTGCTTTAAGATCTTGGGTAGAAGCTTCGCCACTTTTGACCCTCTTTAGAAATTCTTTAGTGACGAGGTTATGTAATTCATTAAATTGGTCTTCAGTGGCTTTCTTCATTTAGCTTCCTGGGAATAAGTTCTTTTTAATCAGTTCGACTGCTTTATCATCAATGGTGTTATCAGTAGATGCTGCATAAGCTTCGAGTAGTTGTATAACTAATTCCTTAACAGCAGATGAGCTGAGGAACGCCATGAGGACGGGTTTGATAAGTAGTGTCATTTATTTAGATGTTTTCTTTGTTGCTTTAGCTTTAGCTTGTTCTTCGGCTTGTTTCTTTATTGCTTCACTAATAGTGCTCATAGTACATTTAGGTTCTTTAGGTTTACTCCAAGGTTTATACCAAGGTTTAGGTGGCGTTATACATTTCAAGACTTCCTTCTTTGCCTTAGTCCAAGATGATATAGGAATAACATCGCTACACATTTCATAGACACGTGATTTAGGAAGTAGCATGAAGCCTTTTTGTTGTAGTTCAGCACACTTCAAAACTCTGACTAATTCATAGTCAAGTCTCATCTTTTCTTCTTGCCTTGCCGCCATACGGCGACATCTTTCTAATCCCCTCTTATCAAGTGGGATCATAAAGTTTATTTGACCTCCCCAATTCTCAGCAACGGTATAACTTTGTTGAGTCATAGTGTCATCGTATGGAGTAGTATGATTTCCCATATAAAACGGGGAGAAAGTCATCGTTGCTCCATTACAAGAGATGTTAGGTCCGTAGTGCTGTCTGGATGGTGCTCCATTATTTTGAAATTGCACTGCTTGATTGGTCACATTTCCAGTCGCTGCAGCTACGGGATTACTAACATTTGTTGTCTCATCTTCAGCTCTTACAGGAGCTACTGAGAGAAGACTGATAAGGAGACCGTAGTAGAAGTAGTGTCGATTTCTCTTTCGATTTCTGTTACTTCTAATACTTGACTGGCTGCTCTTTCTATTATTTCTAAGGTGAAATCTGAGCCAGCTGTTGTCATATTCCATACCGAATCTGAATCGGCTAAACCTCCTGATGAGGCTGATGAGTGGGTTATATTGTCTCCACTCCATTTCTTTAATGCAGACCCATAAGTAGTTGTAGTTATTTCTTCTACAATCTCTTGAGTCGTTGTTGTTGTACTGTTCATCGAACCCTGGGTGAAATTTGGGGTTACTAATTCTGCCTTCGCTACCGTGGGTGATGCCAGTAGGAAGAGTAAAAGCCATTTCTTCATTCTTCCTTTTTCTTTACCATAGGACAGTCGACAGGTTTATTTGTATTGCCGTTCTTGTTACCAGTGGTCAAACCAAATGTTGCAAGTGCTCCAGTGAATACCGACGCTACGAAAGTGATATCTGAGTTACCAGCTTTCTTTATCATTGGTAACTCCACATAATTCATCGTGATAATGAATCCAGACCAGACGACTACACCTAACCTGACAAAGGTTCCAAGTACTTCAATTTGATGTTCTTTATCCTCAGCTACATCTTTTAATTTGCCAAGGATTCCTTTTTTTGTTTCCTGTTTTCCTTCCATTTATCAATTTTCTTTTGTAAGAATTTCTGAACCTTTTTCTTAATTGGTTCAAATAGAGACTGTGTAACAGTAGTCGTAGCAACTGCCACTACTGCTGTAGTAACAGCTGTAGCAACGACTGCTGTCTCAGGTACTGGTACATCTATGTCCAATACTGGGATATTTAGTTTAGGTGGTTCTGGTTGTTCTGTAGTTTGCTCTGGTTCTACTTCCTCTGGAGACTCCAAATCGCTCGGAGGTATTACCATAGGTTTATAGTAAGGTATCCGAGTTGAGGGTGGTTTAAAGTCTATTGGTTTTATATTTAACGCTTTAGGAAGAGTAGCTTTTGGTATATCAAGACCAAGGCTTACCAGTTCCATGTGTAGGTGTTTTCTGTATGTTTACACCATCCTCTACAGCAGCTTCAATTGCATCTACAGTACCAGCTTTATCAGCATTTAGTTTAGCTTTAACCCAACCAAGAACTGTTTCTTCTGTAAGGTCAGCATAAGGTACAAGAGTATCAGGCTTTGGAAGATCTACTTCACCTGTAGCTCTGAATTTATAAGTACCATCTTCACCATTAACACGGTAGATAACTTTGTTTACATACCCGTCTGCTAGTTCGCGCTGAAGGGTGTTGACTTGCCAAGTTTTTGTTGCCATTTTAGTTTTTATTGAATAAATTGTGTTTGTAAATTGAGTTACCTTAGCTTGATTCTAAGGCGGCTACTTTTGTTTCTAATACCTCTATTTTTGCCATAGCTTCTTGTAAAGCTTTAATGGCTTTCATATATAAGATTGAATATTTAACTGACTTTGTAGTTGTACCTAGATCATTATTATCTTTATCCATATCAGGATGGTCATCAACTAATCCTGGGGATACAGTTTCGATTTCTTGAGCTATTACACCAAGACGTTTATCAGATGGTGAATCAGATTTAAAGTTAAAATTCCTTACTTTAATTGCCTTTATATCATCCCACTGAGAACTAGCATCAACAATATTTTCCTTCAATTTAACGTCAGAAATTGCACCATAACTATTGTCATGGTTATCTATATCTCCATCAGAATAAATCTTAAATCTATCAGCTGAATTATCAGTACCAGCTACAAAATAATGAGTATTATTATCAGGAGCAGAATCTGTAAATTGGATTAATAGTCCATAAGGATTATTATCGTTTGAATGTTCAATAATAACAGCAGCCTTGCTAGAAGCATTACTTTGTAATACGTGCCAATCATGAGCCGTGAAATCTGAATCACCATAATTCCCATGAGCTTGTAAGAATCCAGTTACTTGAACACCATCGGGGTCAGTCTCAAACTTTTTAGAGTTGTCGTAATATAGTTCTACGTTCCCGTTAGTATTTGCTTCTATTGCTGTTTCATTAGGAGTATCACCACTAGCTGCACCATATTTCAAACCAAATTGACCATAAGCACCTTGATCGGCTCTAATATCCCACTGACGAGAAGCATTGGTTCCTGGATCTTCGGACCAAATAACCCCGTTAGTTGAACTATTTAGTTGATAATCTCCACTTGATTTAACACCACCACTCGTCGTCTCAAGCTTCTTAACGTTGTCGTAATAGAGTTCTACGGCTGAGTCTGACATAAACCTAGCAATAGTTTCACTACTACCTTTTTGTATATCTACACCAGCACCATCAGTAGTTATTTTTAATGAACCTGATCCTACATCTGAAATAAAACTTGAAGATCCATCATGGTAGATTTGTAGATCTGATGAAGCTCCAAATTCAGCTTTTATATCATCTTGAAACAATAGATTGCCACCATTTCCTAGTGACATTCTTAAGGTGTTATTAGTATAAAATTCTAACGACCCAGCAGCTTCCTTTAACTTAGGACTAAAACCATCGGGGTTACTGAATAATAACTCTCCAGCATCAGTACCGACAACTAAGTTTCCAGAGACTTGTGCTCCGTAACTAGTTGTCTCAAACTTTTTAGCACCGTTGAAATAGAGTTCGCAGGCTCCATTAACATTGAAGTAGGCTAGTGTTTCACTTGCATCACTATTATACCATTGATAATAACCTGGAGTTCTATGTATTAATGCACCTGTAGAGTTATGTATCCTAGAGTGAGATCCATCATGGTAGATTTCTAAATCATCCCCAGTTCCAAGTTTTAACTTTTTACTATCAGCTAAATCTACATCTCCTGCAAAAGTGGCGTTCTGGCTTGCATCAACCTTGAAAGCAAGAGTCGAACTAGAACCAGTTTTTAATTGAACTTCACCATTGGTACCAAAAGCGTTTAAACTTAATACATCGTCCGCAGACCATATATCAATATTTACATCATTAGGAGAATTAACGTCTTTTAACTTGATCGTACTTGTAATTTCTACACTCCCCGTTACCTTCGCACCCGTACTGGTTGTCTCAAATTTCTTGACGCCGTCGTAATAAAGGGCTACTTCAGCATCGGAATCAACTTGAACACCCCATTCATTAGCAGCAGTTTTAAATCCAACTTCATTACCACCACCAGCGAATACATACCCTAACGTACTACCATTTGCTTTTAGATAAATAGTGCTTTGTGAAGCATCATTATCAATTTCAAAGCCATCATTATTTGTTGCAAATTTCTTATTATCGTTATATCTAAGTTCTACTCCTGCATCTGGAACAATCTTTACAGCAACTTGACCACTCTTTCCTAATATCTTTAGATCACCAGTCGTGTTAGTAATATAGGAATCTGTTCCATCATGGTAGATTTGTAGATCATTACCTGTTCCAGCTATAAATTTATCACTATCATTTACATAAGAATTACCATGAGTTAAAACACCACCGCTAATTGTCTCAAGCTTTTTAACGTTGTCATAATAAAGTTCTACGGCTCCGTTAGATTTTATATCTATACCAACTTCAGCAGAAGTAGCATTCAGAGTTAAATTACCAGTCCAGTTTACGATCTTAGAATTGTTTCCATCATGGTAGATTTGTAGATCATCTCCATCTCCCAAGAGCAACTTACCGTCATCTTTAATATCTATATCGTTATAGACATAAATATCTCTCCAACGATCAGAATCAGTTCCTAAATCAGTATTTGTAGCACTCCACGGTCTTAATAAACCTTCAACATAATGAGTAGTACCTCTTAAGGCACATCCGACTGAATTAGTTTCAAATTTCTTAACGCCGTCGTAATAGAGTTCTACGTCTCCGTCTTTTTCCGAATATATAAGATTTTCAGTATTATCACCAGAGTTAAGAACAAAGCTATCTGTTCTTAATCTTATCCGACTATCATCACGGATAATAAGCTCACCAGTTGTATTTTGAATATATGAGTTCGTTCCATCATGGGAAAGTTGAAGATCTCCACTAGAACCAATTTTTATAGTATTACTGTCATCTAACCATAGATCACCTTCAACTTTTACACCATAGGATTTTGTCTCAAGCTTCTTAACATTGTCGTAATAGAGTTTAACAGCTCCATCAGCTTCTCCGTCAATCATGTTTTCAGAACTAGCATGATTGTATAGTCTGAAAGAATCAGTTTCTATATCTAAACGCCCAGTATTATTATGAATCTTACTGTTAGAGCCATCATGGTAGATTTCTAGATCTGCTCCACTTCCAAATACCGCTTTAGTGTTATCTTCCCAACGCATATAATCATGTTGAGAATACCAACCAACGTCTCTTCCAGCCGTTTCATCATTATCGAAGATAACTGCATCTAAGAAATTACAGCCATGACTAGCTGTCTCAAACTTCTTAACATTATTATGGTAGAGTTCTACGGCTCCATCTTTGATACCTTTAATATATGTCTCAGAACCAGTTTTACTACCTAACCATATATAACTATCAGATTCTAAAATTAAATTACCAGTGGAGTTAGAAATGTAACTTGATGTTCCATTATGGTAGATATTTAAATCTGCACCATTTCCGCAAGCAAACTTAGGATTACCATTCGCTCCATCACCATCCATAACGAAGTGAGAGCCATTGGTTTGGACACCATTTGCTATTGTCTCAAGCTTATTAACATCATCATATCTAAGCTCTACTCCTGCATTTGGAACAATCTTTATACCAACGTCACCAGTCGTTGCTAATAGTTTTAAGTCACCAGTCGTGTTAGCAATAAAAGAATCCGTTCCATCATGGTAGATTTCTAAATCTTCACCAGTACCAAACTTTATCTTAGTATTATCACTAAACGTAGTATCTCCAGTAACACTACCTCCACTGCCATTAAGTGAGGCTGCTACTTCCCAAGCACTACCATTATAGACATATAGTTTATTATCACTGGTGTTGTAGTAGAGGTCTCCATCATCATTGTTTGAACTTGGAGCACTAGAAGCTATTCGATACTTATCAGCAAAGTCATTAACTGAGCTAATATTTGTAGCTACTGTATTAACGTTAGCAATAGATCCTGAAACTGTAGTAACTTCAGTTGCTTTCGGTACTAAACGATGGAATGTATATGTATTTAATGTAGATGTTGTTTCTACGATCATTCCAAAGGTAGCAGCATATGTTGTGCTATTTGCTAAACCATTAATGGTGACTGTTGAGTTACCGACAGTACCGTTAGCAATTGTTGCCACTCCTGATCCATTGGAGGTAAGGTTGCTGCTGAGAGCTTTAATAGATACAAGAGTTCCAGCCCCGTTATTAACGTCAGGATTAGCGTTAGGAAAAGATGTTTCATTTGCAATTGGTACGAATCCGCCTACGTCATCAACTAAGTCTGTTATACGTGCATCTATAGCTCCTGTAGTTGCTATATAGGAATCACTTCCAGACCATGTAACTCCACTGGTTATAGTTTCACTACTATCCTGTTTAAAATATCTAGCATCAGATTCTGTTTCTGTGAAATATCTATTATCTAAAGCTCCAGTAGCTATTTCAGAATCTCCTACTGAGTTTGCTGCTAGGTGTGAAGCATCAAGTGGTGAACTAGCTATAAGTGTTTTTATTTCACTAGCTGTTTGATCTCCTGTAGCTCCTGTCTCTATACCAGCTAACTTTGTACTTTCTGCATCTGTGAAGACATTTGAGTCACTAGCATTACCTACTAAGGTTCTAATCTCAGAAGCTGT